TGGATACTCCTTATAAGAAACCAGATTATAAAAAAAGATATGATGATTTAAAAAAACATTATGATAACAAACTTAATGAGTTTAAATCTAGAGAACAAGAACTTTTAGAAGAAGCTGCTAATAGCAGACCAACCTACAAAGCTCCTAAATCTCCAGAAGACTTAGAACAATTTAAGACTGAATATCCTGATGTTTACGATGTCGTAGAAACTGTTGCTCATATGCAATCGGAGTCTAAAGCAAAAGTTCTAGAAGAACGCCTTAGTAAACTCCAACAGCGTGAGGACGACTATCTACGACAGAGTGCAGAACAAAGGTTGATGGAAAGACACCCTGATTTTGAAGATATCAAAAACAGTGACGATTTCCACACATGGGCAAAGGAACAGCCTACGTCTATCCAAGATTGGATATACAAGAACGCTACCGATGCTGATTTGGCTTCACGTGCTTTAGATTTATTTAAAAAAGATTTTGGAATTGACCTTCCTAAAACTAAGTCATCTTCTAACAAACCGACCAGAGGCTCTGCTGCTGATATGGTCTCCACTAAAACAACTAGTGTAGATTCATCACAACAGAAAGTTTGGTCAGAAAGGGAGATTGCTGCCATGAGTGTTGCACAATTTGATAAATTTGAAAAAGAAATATCAGACGCAATGCAAGAGGGCAGAATCACTAAATAAACTATAAAACTAAAGGAGAATTATTATGGCTCAATATTTTGAACCAAGTACTGATACCGATGGTAACTTTGCTAACTCTATTGCAGGTCAAACTAATAGTTTCTTTTTACCTTCGGTTTACTCTAAAAAGGTTCTAAACTTTTTTAGGAAATCGTCTGTAATTGAAGCTATCACAAACACCGATTATTCCGGTGAGATATCTGCATACGGAGACTCAGTTAACATCATCAAAGAACCCGTTATTTCAGTGTCAGCGTACACAAGAAATACCGATACCACAGAAACTAGACTTACAGATGCTGAAACATCTTTAGTCGTTGACAGTGCTAACGCTTTTAAATTCATCGTAGATGATATTGAGAAGAATATGTCACACGTTAACTTCAAAGAAGTTGCTTCAAGCTCTGCTGCATATGCGTTGAAAGATGCTTATGACGCTGCTGTCCTAGCTACTATGTTTGCAGGTGTACCTGCTTCATCACCTAATCACATTTTAGGTTCTGACAGTGATACTGACTTAGGAGCTGGAGTATTTGACGGTGTTGGTAACATTGACTTAGGTCAATCTGAAACTGACCCTCTAGACGTAATGGCTAGAATGGCAAGACTACTTGACGAACAGAACGTACCTGAAGAAGGTCGTTGGTTTGTTGCTAGTCCTGACTTCTACGAAGTTCTAGGGCAATCAAGTTCTAAATTGTTGTCTGTTGACTACAATGCTGGACAAGGTTCAATCAGAAACGGACTAGTATCAAGTGGAAAACTACGTGGGTTCGATATGTATAAGTCAAACAACATTGCTGCAACAACTAATGCTGCTGGTAAATGTATGGCTGGACATATTTCGTCTACTGCAACTGCTAACACAATCCTTTCAACAGAAGTGTTGAGAGACCCAACTTCGTTTGGTGACATTGTGCGTGGTCTTCATGTCTATGGTGCGAAAGTACTTAGAGGCGAAGCCATTGTAAGTGCATTCTACGGTATTGACTAAGAAGTCAAACTTGGGGGAGTCTTCGGACTCCTCCTCTTTTTTTAGGTAAAATAAATGGCAACGACATATTTAGATTTAACAAACGAAGTTCTTAGAGAACTCAACGAAATAGCTCTTACTTCTGCAAACTTTGCAAACGCTGTAGGACTTCAACAATTTGTCAAAGACGCCATTAACAAGTCTATATTTGATATAGCAAATGAAGAACCGCAGTTACCTTTCCTCGCTACAGGCGAGAGTGGTGCAACTGACCCGTTCTATGGAAACGTGACCGTAGCTTCTGTAGCTGGTACCCGGTGGTACGAGTTAAAAGAAAGCAGCTCGAGTCTCGCAGATGATTACGCTTCGATAGACTGGGACGATTTTTATTTAACAACCATTAATGTGGCTGGTGAAACAGCTCCTTTTGTCTCAAAGGGTTTAAAGTTTTTAAACTTAGCTGATTGGAAAAGATATTACAGAGACAGTGAAAATGCAGACGATGCAGGTGGACAGGCTTATGGTGAGCCTTCTAGAATTATTAAATCACCAGATGGCAGGAAGTTTGGATTAAGTCCAATACCTGATAAAGTGTACAACATACACTTCTATGCGTTTGACAAGCCTACAAAGCTTACAGCACACGGAGACACAGTAGTCTTCCCAGAACAATACACGAATGTTATAACTGCTAGAACACGTTATTACATTTGGCAGTTTAAAGAAAGTCCACAACAAGCAGCTTTTGCTATGGAAGATTATAAAAAGGGCATGAGAACTATGAAGTCTAACTTGGTAAACCCAACGCCTCGTGCAATGACAGACGACAGGCGATACTTTTAATTTATGGCAGCATCACAACCTTTTACAGTTGCATGTTCCGGTGGTTTAGTTAAGTCTAGTAATTCAATAGACTTACTTAAAAGCCCCGGTGTAGCTAGAGAACTAAGAAACTTTGAAGTCTCTATTGAAGGTGGGTATAGACGTATTAATGGTTTTGCAAAGCTTGGTGGTGACGATAGTGTACAACCAACTGGAAGTGCCGATACTATTTTAGGTGTTACACCTTATGCTGATGGCGTTATAGCCTGTGCAAGTACTAACATTTATTTTAGTCAAGACGGGATTACGTGGGTAGAAATTAATAAACTATCTGCAGGTGGAGGAGATAACTACGCAACCTTTACAGGTAAAAGTGTTACAACAAGAACCGGACAAGGGCAAATAAGTTTTGCGATGTTTGAAGGTGCTGGACACGATTACGGTGAAATAATTATAGCCGATGGAGCTAACAAACCTTTTAGTTTTAGAATGGAAGGCACAGGAGCTTTAAGTACTAGAACATTTTTTACAGAAGAGATATCGGTTGAAAGTACAAAAGGCGTAACACACATTACAAGCCACGACCATCATTTAGTAGCAGCTGGTGTTGAAGACAACGAGAACACCGTTTACTATAGTGTTTATAATGACCCTGATAACTTTTCAGGCTCTGGAGCAGGTTCAGTAACCATTTCAGATAGAATTGTAGGTATTAGAGGTTTCCGTGAAGATTTGTTTATCTTTTGTGAGAACAGTATACACAAACTTATAAACATTAACGATAGTACTACCGTAGCAACTGTACCGGTTGCAGAAAACGTAGGTTGCATAAGTGGTTACAGTATTCAAGAGATTGGTGGTGACCTTATATTCTTAGCACCAGATGGGTTAAGAACAGTTGCTGGTACAGCGAGAATTGGAGACGTTGAGTTAGGAACCGTGAGTAAAGCTATACAGCCTTTAATCACAGACCTTGCAAACTCTATCAACACTTATACAATAAGTAGTATGGTACACAGAGACAAGTCTCAGTATAAATTATTTTATACAGATACAACTGTTGATGAAAGTCAACAAAGAGGAATTGTAGGAACATTAAGACCTAACGGTTTTGAATGGTCAGAAACAAGAGGAATAGAAGTCACAGAAATAGGAGCTGGATTTAATGCGATTGGAGTTGAGGAACATTATCACGGGTCTACTACAGGTTATATTTATATACACGATTCAGGTAATGACTTTGATGGTGCTGCCGTTTTAGCAAGATACGAAACTCCTGACTATGACTACGGTGATTTAGGAACGTTAAAAACTTTACACTTTATAAAGGTTTCGACAAGTGCAGAAGGTGTCGTAGAACCAGACGTTCAAGTTAGGTTTGATTATGGTAACACCGATACACCACAGCCACCTAATCTATTTGACTTAGGAACAATTAATCCTCCGTCTGTTTTTGGTGAGGCAATATTTGCAACCAATGTATTTGGTGGTGGTAAGAATCCTTTGGTTCGAGTAGCGTTACAAGGCAGTGGGCACAGTAACAATTTTACATTTATAAGTGAGGACACAAAACCTCCATACACAATTAATGGTCTATACGTAGACTTTATACCTTCAGGCAGGAGATAACAACAAATGGCAATAACAAAAGTAACAGGTGCATTATTAGGGAACTTAGCTGTTGGTACAGGTAACGTAGCTTTAGGTGATTCTGCTTTATCAGGTGGTTCTTTAAGTGGTAATAATAATACTGCTATAGGTAGTGCAGCTTTAACCGCAAACACCACAGGATACTCAAATGTTGCAGTTGGAGCATCTTCTTTAGATGCCAATACAACAGGACTTAGTAATACTGCCCTTGGAGCATACTCACTTAGTGCAAACACCACAGCAGGAAATAATACAGGTTTAGGGTTTGCAGCACTTTTAACAAACACCACAGGGACACAAAACACAGCAGTAGGTACTGATGCTCTAAGAGCAAATACCACAGCAAACGCTAACACAGCCGTTGGTTATCAAGCGTTAACAGCAAACACCACAGGTACAAGCAATGTTGCATTGGGTTATGAGGCAATGCTTACAAACACAACTGCTGACAATAATACTGCTGTTGGATTAAGAGCATTAAAGCTTAACACTACAGGAGCAAGTAATGTTGCACTAGGTACTGCTTCTTTACAAGCAAACACCACCGCAAGCAACAACACCGCAGTTGGTTATAGTGCTTTAACAGCAAACACCACAGGTGCAGAAAATGTTGCAGTTGGTTTTGCAGCATTAGATGCAAACACTACAGCAGCTAACAATGTTGCAGTGGGTGTTGAAGCTATGACTTCTAATACCACAGGAACTCAGAACGCAGCAGTAGGTAAAGCAGCGTTGGCAGCAAATACAACAGGTAATTACAACACTGCAATGGGACCCTATGCTCTTAATGATAACACCACAGCCGATAACAACACCGCAGTGGGGTGGAGTGCTTTAGGAGTAAACACCACAGGTGCTAATAATACAGCAGTAGGTAAAAGCTCTTTAACAGCAAACACCACAGGTTCACAAAATGTAGCAATCGGTGATTCCTCTATGACTGGTAATACATCAGGTAATTTCAATGTTGCTATTGGTCATTTAGCTATGAATGCTTCTAGTGCAGGACCACAAAGAAATGTAGCTGTGGGTTATGGTTCTTTGTACGCTATAGCAAATGCTCTTTATAACTCTGCTGTAGGTATGTATTCTTTAAATAATGTTACAACAGGTGTTAATAATACTGGAATAGGTTATGAGGCTGGAGATAATATTAATACAGGAAGTAGCAACACAGGTGTTGGGTTTAGGACTATAGGTTCGGTTACAGCAGGCAATTACAATACCTGCATTGGAGATGAAGCAGGAAGTAATTTAGCATCGGGTGCATCAAACAACACTTGTTTGGGTTTTCAAGCAAGAACAGGGTCTACCAATAGTAGTCACGCCATTGTAATTGGGTCTAATATAACAGCAGCAGCATCAAACAACCGATTTAGTTTTGGTACAGCAAGTAATATTGTTCATAATAATTTTGATAGTAATGCTTCTTGGACAAGAACTTCAGATGAACGAAAGAAAAAAAACATTAAAGATGATGTTCTTGGACTAGATTTTATTAATGATTTAAGACCAGTAACTTTTGAATGGAAACCTAACAACGAGTTTCCTGAACATTTTAAAGATTACAAACAAAACAATGAGATGACTACAGGAGTAACCTTACATGGAATGATTGCTCAAGATGTTAAATCAGCTTTAGATAAAGCAGGCGTAGATACTTTTGGCGGTTGGGAAGAAGACTCTGAAGATGGGTCACAAGCTATATCACAAGAAATGTTTGTACATCCTTTAATTAAAGCAGTACAAGAACTGTCTACGCAAGTAGATAAATTAAAATCAGAGCTATTAGCTCTAAAAGGAGAATAAAAAAAATGGTAACAGTAACAGAAGTATTAACAGCAGCAACCGATAGCGTCACGCTTATCAACGACATCAATGGTGGCACACACGATGTAAGAGGACTGACCCAAGAAAAAATCAACGAGATGGTACAGCGTAATGTTGACCACCTTGAGCTTAT